GCAATAACTGCTTGTTGTCTTGCATTTTTTACTTTTTCTGTTATAATACTTTCTGCTTTAGGTTTTATTTCTATTAACTCTGCGTTTGTTCTTCCGTATTTGTCTTGGTATACGATGAAAAAGTCTGGTATATAATTAGTACGTTTGCCTTTAAAAGGATGCATATAAGGAATAACGATTGACTCACTTGCCCATTTAATTATTTTGTCATTAGTATCACAAAAGATCATAAATGTAAGTTCCCAACCAGATCGATATGTTGGCTTACCTTTGCCTACATACTTGTGTTGATTTTTTACAGTATAGATACCCTGTGCGTATTTTCTTCTACGAGGCATTAGTTACCCTTATGGTAATATGTTGCGTTGTACTGCTTGATTAGGAGTAGGAACATTTGATACTCCATACAATGCTGTTTTTGACTTTAATAAATTGAGATAAAAAGCCATTTCTGTGTTTACTTGTACTGTTGTTTCTACATTAGTTTTAAAGTAATCCATAAAGATTTGAATGTTTGTTCCTGTTTCTTGTGCAATTCTAAACAGTGTTGTTGCAAATTGAGATGCAGTTTGTTTAGTTCTTTCATTCTCAGGATTTCCTTTTAGTACTCCTAAGAAATAAGAATACACTGAGTCCCAATCACCTGCACTGACTTTCAATGGTACACTATAAAATGTATCAAAGATTTCTAATGTGTTCTCTCTTTCTGTTATTTGTAATGCCATATTAGAATCCTAATGCTGATCTAAATGCATCTGCCGCTCTGTCTGCGGCACCTGAAACGCCAGTCTGCGAACCTGCATTAGGCGGAGCACCTGTCACTATTGGATTAGCCTGAGTACCAGTAGGAGCACCTTGGTTAGAAATATTTACCATTGCCGGAGATGAAGCATTAGTAGGGGTATTAGTATCCCCGCCTAATCCAAGTGCGGCTAATGCGGCATCTTTGATTCCCTCTCCAACTGCTTTCTTTGCACTGTCAACAACACTATCTAAACCACCGTCGTATAGTTGTCCCACAGTTCTTGCTTTTTCTAACAATGAATCATCTCCACCGAGACTGCTCACCCTCCCAAAGATATCACTAGGACTACTTCCACCTTGTAACAGTGGGCTTTCTCTGCGATCATAACTATCTGGTCCAGCAAAGCCTGCTACTTCTTCTGACCCTTCACTATCGGGACCTATATCACCTATTTCACCTGAATTGTATACTACAGTTTCATAATTAATAGTCATTCTATTTTGCATAGTGCCACCACCGTCTGCATAATCATATGTGTCGTGGTCCATTGTAGTAATAACTGGATTGATTAATGTGTATGCTATATATTGGCCTGCCCACATACCGTATATTGTAATGTTATTAAAGAAAGGGACTTTTTCTCCACCGTCTGCTCTAGTTCCACCTTGACCACGTGCATCACCCCTATAACCATACTCAGTATCACCGGTTATTGTTGGATCATATATGTTACGTCTGTTATAATCTTTTTCTTGTGTTGCATTTGCAAACGGTGCAACAATAGGATTCCATGCATCTGCAAAGTTATATCTATAGTATGCGTCCCACAATGCAGTAACTTGTGATGCATTGTCATCATGGAATGTAATATCGATAGGTTGATATTTAATTTTTGATTGAATCAAACGTTTTCTATTGTATTGATTTAACTCTTGCACTTCCATATTGAAAGTAGGTAGTTTGACTGATTTTACTAACAGTCCTATGTTTGATCCTGTTGGTGGAGAGTATGCTGTTGGATTAATTTGAAACCAAGTATGAAAAGTAAATTTGACTTTACCAGCATTACCCATGTTACCGGGTAAGAAGTTCTTAGCCGCATGAGTATAGTCACGTAGATATACTCGACCGGTTAACTGGTCAAGAATATTATTCTTTACATCATCTACGATATCTCCAACAAAACCTGAACTCATATTATCTTTCTCCTATAAGAGTATTTATCTAACCTATAAACCCATAAAAAAACTGGCCGAAACCAGTTTTCTTATATAAACTAATTCTGTTACTTACGTAGCAGTACCAACTGCACTTGGGAAAGTCTGTAGACCAGACTGTCCAACACCTGCACCCGGAACGCCGTTGATATCTCCGCCAGCATTTGTCTGGACTGCGTTATCATAACGTAGAGTCATAGCAATAGTCACTGCATCAGATGTACCATAGTTTAGAGTCTGATAGTTTGCTTGTTGTAAGAAACAACCTGCTAATGACCAGTTTTCTAACACTGTTGGTGTATTGATACCGTTACCACCGTCTAAGATTTGAATTTCTGTTTCAAATTTATAATCTCCACCTGCTGCCGCTGAAGACTGCTCATAGAAATCTAATTGACGTTGTAACTGTGCACCAACTGCTTTTGATACGTTACCAGAAGCATCATCTCTGACGTTGATAGCAAGTGTTTGCCATGTGTGTTTACCAGCAAGATAGACACGTGAGTTGTACACGTTCATTGTGATTTCGTCAAACTGAACTTGTGGTCTCGCACAGTCTACTACTTGTCTAGTAAGAATAAGTGAAGAATCATCGTCAAAACCAAAATTAATAAAGTTCACACGGAATCTATATTGAAGTTTTGGCATCAACAAGTTTTGGTTAGCGCCTCCCTCAGGTTGAACCGAAAGTTTTGCTAATGTATCTGAGGCTGTTGCCATTGTTAATCTCCTGTTTTAATATATCTTAATATATATTTATCTTTTTAATTTAGTGAGGCCGAAGCCTCACCTAATATCTTTTTACGATCCTGATAACTCGCCAGTGTTGAATATTCTGACCGGAATGTAGATAAACTCAGCGGCTTTCACGGGCTCTACTGCTACGTCAATCCAAAGTTCATTTCGATCTATTCTTGCTGGAGTGTTATTAGAATCATCACAAACTACTGAGTAGTCATATAATCCTCTTTTTGAAACTAGATCCTGGAACAATGTTTCTACTACTGCTTTAATAGACTTTCTTGTTTGTGGGTCATTAGGTTCAAATACGAATGGTCTCGCGGCTAAGATTAATTGTCTACGTATGTAAGCAATTAAACGTGCTACGTTAACTCTATCCAATGCAGATGAAGAATTGAATGAAGTTTTGTTACCATAGTTCAATAATCCGTTACCTGTAAAGAATACCATTGGGTTAATAAAGTTAGTGTATAACACATCTCTAATACCAATACGTGTTCTGATTGAGTTGAATTCACCTTCTGCATCAATGTAACCAATACTTGTAGCATTATCGATTATACCACGTCTAGTACCTGCTGGTGCTAACCAAGGATAAGCAATATTGTCATTACGTAACATTGTTCTTGTCATCATGTGTGATGATGGTACAGCAACTAAGTTACCAGATAGATCACTAGTAATACCTGATGGATAGAATAGACCCATGTAAGTATTTCTAGTTACAAGTCCATCTTCACCTGTTGTTACTGCACCTGCCGCGTTAGTAGCCCAGTCCTGAATTTCAGTTGCATCATCTTTCAGTCTCATTGGTGTATCACCAACGATGTAAGAAGTTTCACCTCTATCAGAGTTCAATG